ACTTAATGAAATATCAGATAATAAATCTTTACAAATAAAAATAGCTGAATACAGTGTTTATGATACAGCCGTTATGACTTATATAAGGGATAATGTTGGGGAAAATGTTAAAAGTATAAATGAAACTACATTACATAAAATTAAAATGAGGATTGATGAAGGTATAACGCACGGATTACCCATTGATAAAATAGCAAGTATGATTGATAGATTATATCTTGACCAAATAATACCTAATAGATCAACTGTAATTGCACAAACAGAAGTAATTGGTGCAGCAAATCACGGATCTTATTCCGCAGCATTACAATCAGGTGTAGATACTTTGAAATTTTGGATATATTCGTTTGATGATAGAACACGTCCGACTCATTTAGCAATGGGAAATCATCCATCGATAGAATTGAAGGAAAGATTTCATGTTGGAAATTCGTTAATGTTATTTCCCCATGATGGTGCTGGTGAACCGCAAGAAGTTATTCGATGTAGATGTACGATTGGATATGAAAGAAAATAATAAGGGGGGAATAATTATGTACGAATATAAAGCATTTCCATTTGAATGTAAAATAGATATGGATGCAAATACATTTGAAGGCTATTTTTCTATATCAGGTAATATAGATGATGGTCAAGATCGAGTTATGCAAGGTGCATTTACTAAGACTTTTCAGGAAAACAGAAAAAGGATTAAAGGATTATATATGCATGAAATAAAAAAGCCTTTTTCAAAACCTATTGAAATTTATGAGGATAGTAAGGGTGCATATGTAAAGGGAAGTATTTCACTTTGTTCATGGGGGCAAGATTTAAAAATTTTAATGGCTGATGGTGTAGTAGATGAAATGTCATTTGGCTATGATGCTGTAAAATATGATTACGAAAGAATGGGAGAAGATCAGATTAGAAATCTTCGTGAAATTAAAGTATGGGAATATAGTCCTGTAACTTGGGGAATGAATTCCGGTACATCAATTAATAACGTTAAAGCATTAGATACATTATCAAATGAAATAAAAGAATCAAATCTTGATATATTAAAAAGATTTGAACTTTTATCAAATATAGTGAGTGGAAATGCAAATAGTATAAAAGAAATAATTGATTTATCAAATTTTAAGAATTCAAAAGAAGTCGATATGACTATTAAAGAATTTAATATTCAAGAGTTTGAAAAATCATTAAGTGATATTAAAGCTGGTAGAACTTTGTCAGCTCGAAATAGAACAATTTTAGAAGATGCAATAAAAACTATATCGGCACTTTTGGGTAATAGTGAGCCGTCTAATGATGAGGTAGATAGCAATGTTATTGATGAACCTTATAATGACACTCAAAAAGCTGAAAAGTCGCTTGAATGTATCAATCCGAATGATTTTCAATTGATATTGGATGAAATAGCTAAATACAAATAATAATTTAAAAATTAAAAACAATATCAGCAAACGCCATAATATAACGGGCGTTTTTTTATTGTGCAGAAAAGGAGAGATTAATCATGACAGTAGAAGAATTAAAAGCGTTGGAAGATGCTAAGATAAAGGCAGAAACAGAAGCTAAAGCAATAAAAGATGCTGAAATTTTAAAAAATCTTGAAGTAAAAAACAATGAAACACAGGTTGAATTACTATTAAAAGAAATAAAAATGATTTCAGAGGGTAAACTGTCTAAATCAGAATGGGATTCAACTTTTAGTAAGTTCAACGAAGCTGTTGATAAAAGAAATAAAGAAGCAGATAAACAGGTTGATAATCTTGAAACTAAGTTTGAGTCTAAACTTGCAGAAATGGTAAACAAGATTACAGGTGCATTTGATAGTTCAAAATACGCTACACAACAGAAAATTGCTGAAACTAAATATGGAAAAAATTTCGGCGATTTCTTGAAAAACGTAAAATTGAGATCATCTGAAATCAAAGACCTTTCAGAACAGTCCGGTGGTTCAGGAGGTTATCTTGTACCAGACCAGTTTAGTGCTGAAATATTAAGACTAAACCTTGAAACATCCGTTGTAAGAAGTCAGGGAGCAAGAGCTATTCCTATGACTAGTTCAAAACTTCTAATTCCTGCAATGAACATGGCTAGCAATGCAGCTGGTTCTATTTATGGTGGAGTTACAGCTTATTGGGGTGCTGAAAACGCAGCTCTTACAGAAAGCCAACCAGCTTTTAAAAGGGTATCACTTGAACCTAAAAAGCTTCACGGGTATTGTGAAGATCCTAATGAGTTGGAAATGGATGCTATTGTTTCAATGAGTAATCTTTTAACTTCAATGTTTGCAGAAGTGCTAACATTTGAAGAAGATTATGCATTCCTTACTGGTAATGGAGTGGGAAAACCACTTGGTATTTTATCATGTCCTGCTTATATCACAGTATCAAGGGCAACCGTTTCACAGATTAATACTACTGATGTAATCGGTATGATTGCAAGATTTAAGGGTAATATGGCTAGAGCGAAATTTAATGTTAATCAGTCAGCATTACCTTATATCTATCAATTACAGGATCCTAATGGAAATTACATTTGGCATCCAGGAAATGTTGGTACAATTGCAGGAAATGCACCAGGTTCTCTTTATGGTGTACCTATCAACATAACCGAAAAACTTCCAGCACTTGGTACAACCGGAGATCTTCTTTTGTCTGATATGGGATTTTATCTTATAGGTGATAGAGAAGGTTTAAATGTTGCTCAGTCAGAACATTTCAAATTCCAGAACGACCAAATGGCTTATAGATTGACTAAGAGAGTGGACGGTCAGCCTTGGCTAGATAGTGCAATAACTCCTAGATCTGGTGGATCAACATTATCGCCATTTGTAGGTATTGAATAAGAAATTATGATGTGAAATAAAAAAACGTCGTTGACGACGATTTCAAAAGAATTATCGTCAACGATTAATTGTCTGCGTATAAATAAATGAAAGGGGAACAATATAATGAATAAAATTTTAGAAGCAATAACAACTTCTGTAATGGTGGCACCAACCAATTCAATTGCGATTTCTGGTTCATCTTCTGTTGATATGAAAGATTATAGAAATGCAGTAGCGAAAGCTATTTTCCATAGATTGCCAGACGAAAAAGGTGATCCAGCTACAGTAGTTCTGTCAGTATATGAAAATGTCGGAAGTGGGGCATCAGGTACTTTAATAGGTGCATCTACCAAAACAGGTTCATTAACTTCGTTGTCAGAGGTGTATCTTGAAACCGAAGTTATTTCGAGCGAAATGTCAATTAATTCGGGTAATAGATACCTTGGTGTGTATCTTACATCAGGTACTTCAACAGCTTTGGTTTCTACTATTGAAAGAGGTAGAAGTAGATATGATCCTGTTTAAGATGAATTTAAACTTTTAACAAATAATAAATGCCAAAGATAGGTAATGCATACCGACACGAGATTTTCCTGAGTCTCTTCTTTGGCATATCTTTTCAGGTAAAAATTCTACAGGAGGATTTTATTATGAGTAAAAAATCAAATAAAAACAATAAAAAGAAAAGTGTAACAAGAAAACCAATTAATAATACAAATATGAAAGTTACATCGGGATATTCACAAGTAGAAGAAAAAGAAATTAATATATGTATAGGAATTCCTCATACTGGATTATTTCATTGGCAAGTTCTTACAGCGTTGTTGTCGCTTAAATTTCCTAAAAATTGCAGATTGACATATCATATGATTGGTTCATCTTTAGTGTATGAAGCAAGAGAGAGTATTGGAAATTTTGCAATTAAAAACAATGTGGATTATTGTGTATTTCTTGACTCAGATATGGTACCTCCTAATGATATGATAAATAAAATGTTACACGCATTAGAAACCCATCCGGAAGTCGGATTAATTACAGGAATGGCGTTTAAAAGAATACCTCCATTTCAGCCGTGCTTCTATACTAAATTAGGTTATAACACAAAAACTATGCAACCTATTCTTGAAAGTCCTTTGAAATTTCCCAAAGAAGGTATGTTAGAAATACAGGGATGTGGTATGGCTTGTTGTATGGTCCGAACATCTGTTTTTAAAGAAATAGAAAAACCGTGGTTTTTTCCAATGCCAAACTTAGGTGAAGATCTTACATTTTGTATAAAAGCAAAACATAAAAAAATTAGGATGTTAGTTGATTTATCAATAGATGTTGGTCATGTCGCAACTATGCCAATTCATGCGGATCACTTTATAACGTGCAGAGATGAACACGAAAAATTAGATAATGGAAAACCGTTATTTGAGGAGGTCAAAGAATGAAAATAAATGATGAATATTGGAATAGTGAAAGAGATGTTTTTAGTAATAGAGGTGTCGTATTATTTCAAGATGAACATTTACCAGAATTAAATGATTGCAAATCAATTTTAGATTTAGGCTGTGGAACTGGAATTTTAGTTGATAAACTTAATTCAAAAGGGATTGATTGTCATGGTATTACTTACAGCAAACTTGAAGTAGAAAAATCCAAAAACAAAAACGTTCACTACGGAGATATGCATAATATTCCATTTGACAATAATTTATTTGATGGTTTTATAATGTGGGATAGTTTAGAACATTGTCAAAGTGCGTATATTGCATTATGCGAAGCAAAGAGAATATTAAAAGATAATGGTAAGGGTTTAATATTCATGCCGGGGCAAAATTGGCTTAATTGTGGTTGTCATATATGCTGCTATACACCGCCACAAATGGAACAACTATTTAGACAATCAGGGTTTTTGCTTGAAAGTACATTTGAAAAAGCATATGCAGATGATAAAAATTGTGATTGTTATGGAATGGCTGTCTATGTGGTCCAAAAGATTGCAGAGTATAAGGCTACATTTGCCAGAAAATAGAAAGGTATAGGCTGAAAAAATGATTGATGAAGTTATGGAAATAAATAGTCAAAAATGGTGGGATAATGAATTTGAAGTTAATTGGACAGTAGGTATTGATGGAAGAATTCAGACAAAATATTTTGCTAATATGTTTTTAAATACGATACCTTTTGAAATGAAAGGAAATGTATTAGATTGGGGATGTGCATTAGGACAGGGATTAGAAGCTATACAGCATAAATTTCCAAAATGTAAAATGTTTGGTTATGATTTTTCTAAAATTGCTATTAAAAAAGCAATTAAGTTATATCCTGATTTTGATTTTAGTTCAAAAGAACCAACATCAAAATTCAATAATGTATATTGTTCTAATGTAATGGAACATTATAGTGATCCTATTCCTTTATTAAGAAAACTTTTAGCTGCATCTTCTGATTATGTAATAATTATGACACC